TACAAACAAAGATAAACAATGGTGGTCTGATAACCAACAAAACGATTACTTCCTAAACTCAGAGGAAGCATTAGAATTAGGAATTATAAATAAAATCATATAAAACAAAAAAGTTATGGAATATACATACAGACCTTTAGGGGATAGAGTTGTCGTAAAAATCGTAAAACGACATGATGAAAAAACAACAGGTGGTTTATACAAGCCATCTGGTTCAGACACCACAATGATGGGTGAAGTTGTAGCAGTTGGAAGTGGATTATTCACTCATTCGGGTGCAGTAATCCCTATGAGTACAAAAGTAGGTGATGTAGTTCTTTTAGATGGGACTGGATTTAAACACAAGAATGGTAAAGAAACATACAACATTTATAGAGAGAGTGAATTCTTATCTATATTGGATGAAACTAATACGAATTCATAATCACTATCACCCAACTCATTAATAATCAATTACTTACAATAAAAAATAAAAAGTTATGATACACATTTTAGATGAAAATCAAATTGCAGAGAACTATGAAAAGTTCAGAAAACTAATCAACCAAACCTTTGAAGGTGAGAGATTGGAGAAGTTAAACAAGATGTATGACCATATAGAGAATAGAATAATTCTCACACCGGCATCATCCATTGAACATTTCCATAATGCATTTGCAGGCGGATACATCGACCACATTCTACGAGTTACTAGAAACGCTTTGAAGTTATACGATTTGTATGAATCACTTGGGATGTCTTTAAATTTTGATAAACAAACATTAATCTTTACAGCACTACATCACGACTTAGGTAAAGTTGGCAATCACGAAGAAAGTTGGTATATCCCAAATGACTCACAATGGCACATTGAAAATCAAGGTAAGATTTACAAAACAAATCCAAATATGAATTGGATGGACACAACTGATAGAACATTTTGGTTATTAAATCACTATGGAGTTAAGATATCTGAAACTGAATACATTGGTATAAAGTTAACAGATGGGTTGTATGTTGATAGCAATAAGGATTATCTTATAACGTGGAATAAAGACCATAAGTTAAAGACAGAGTTACCAACAATAATGCACCAAGCAGATATGATTGCGGCAAACTTCGAACGAGATAGAGTCACAAACTCTGATAAGAAAGTTGAATCTAAGAACTTAGGTGGTAGACCTGCCAAAAAAGCAAAGTTAGAAAATGTAAAAATGCCAGATAAGATTGATTTTAAATCTATCTTTGGAGAAACTGAAGACGTATAATATGATAGCAGCTATAATAATATTATCAATCGTAGTCGTACTATTAGTATTTGGAATATATAATTTACTTCGTAAGAATGAAGCATTAGAAGATGAATTGTATAATTCAGACGCATACATTCAGTCGGTTTATGACTCAATGAAAAACGCATACAATAGAATGATAAAGATTGATAGATTGGGTTCATTTGAATCTGATGATGAAAGTGGATATATCTTTGATGAGATAAAGTCTTCAATGGAAAACCTAAACGAAAAATATAATTTAGATGGCGAGGAAGAAAAAAAGTAAACGATATTTCACACAAATAACAGAGATTGCTATCAATGCATACAATGGGTCTGATGACCAAGTATTAAAGAATAAAATTTATAATAGGTTTATTCATTACCCATTTGATAAAATGGCAGAGAATGTAATTCATACTTACAAAACATATTACTTTGATGTACCATACGAAGATGTAAAAGCAAATGTAGTTGCATTTCTTAATGAAAAGATTCACAAATTTAATGGGGAGAATGGTAGAGCATTCTCATATTTTACAGTTGTTGCTAGAAATTGGTTATTTAATGAAAACAACGCCAACTATGCCCGAATGAAAACTAGAGATGATTTAACAAAAGTAGACACATCTCGTAATATAACTAATGAGGTTTCTGCCGAATTATTACGAGAATCTAAATCAGATTTCATAGACCACTATTGTGAATATATTGACCACAATTTAGATACGTTATTCCTAAAAGATAGAGATAAAGCAATTGCAGATTCTGTAAATGAGTTATTTAAAAATAGATTAGACCTATATTCATATAATAAGAAAGCACTTTACATACTTATTAGAGAAAGAACTGGTGTTCATACCCAATATATAACAAAAGTGGTTGGTAAAATGAAAAGTATTTATCTTCAACTTTATACTGAGTACAATAAGACAGGTTATGTCAAATTAGATTATGAGTTAAAGGAAAAGAATGGATAAAGATACTGAATTATTTAAAGGAAAAACCTTTGCAGATATTATGTCTGATGTTTATAACAACTCAAAAAAGAAAGATAGGCAACTAAAACTACTTATAGCTCAGTTAGAACCATTAGTTAAGAACCTACAAGATGCAACTGTTGTAGTTCCTTTAATTAAGGAATATATGGAAGTATCAGTAAAGAACGATGACCAAATAGTAAAACTTGCAGCAATCATACAACGAATGATGAAAGATGCTAATTCGGATGATGGTAGTGGTGGTCTTGGTTTAAGTGATGATGAAAAGAAACAGCTTTTAGAAAACGCAAAAGCAATTGATGAGAAAATAGATTCTCTTCAAAACGAAGGAGATGAGTAGATGTCAGCAATACAGACGGGTACAATACAGCAAATAAATTTAAAAGATGATGATGCAAATAAAGTTTATTCTGTAAAAGCATTATTAGATACATCTGCGAACACATTAGTAGAGGTATTCCCAATTGATACAAACATAAAGCGTGTCCCAATATTAGGTGAACAGATTATAGTTTTAAACTCAAAGACTGCTGATTCGAATTCAAAATCAGCACAAAAAAGAAAATATTATTCACATATAATACCCGTTCAATCTAACGTTCATAACAACTCACTGCCAACCGCAAACTCAACTAACTCAACCACATCGGGTGGTGACTATGGAGATACTTCTGCAGGAAACCCAAATTCATCTGGTGGTGAATCTGATGCCGACTTAGGTGATGGGTTTGTTGAAAGAACTGATGTGGGTTCATTACAACCATTTTTAGGTGATGTTTTAATCGAAGGTAGGTTTGGACATTCATTACGATTTGGATACTCCCCAACAGAAGCAGACACAACAGAAGACCCATCATGGGAATCTTCAACAGTAGAAGACCCAATTACTATTTTAAGTAATGGTAGAAAAAGTGGTGGTAGTTATAATAAATTTATTATTGAAAGTGCTGATGATGACCTATCATCAATATACCTAACCTCATCACAAAAAATATCTTTAAAAACATCTCAAACAAATTTAGGAATGGGTGTTGATGTTCAATCTAAATTTGACAAACCATCTGTTATAATAACATCTGATAGAATTTTATTGGATTCAAAATCTGATTATGTGATATTATCAGGCGCAAAGGATATTATAAATGCAACACCCTCATGGGCGATGGAGATGGATAAGATGTTTACAATCTTAGAAGGACTTATTCAACAAGTAGCAGATTTAACTGCAGGTACTGCTACATTCGCAACTGGTGTAGGCCCAACGGGCCCTGCTACAAACGTAGCAGATGTTCAAAAATTATTAACCGATTTAAAAATGATGGCTCAATAAATGCCCGTATTATTCCCATCATTTCAAGCAACGGTTGCACCTTACTTAGATGCTCCTATAGAAAAAACAGAAGCAGATACTGCTAAAGTTATTGCAGATGCATATGGGGTATCGGTTGCTAGTGGAATGATTACATTAATACCAGGTTCAGCAATCATATCAGCACCTCCGACTAAACCAATTGAAGATGCTATAATAGATACCTTCAATCAGATAAAAGATTCCGAAGGCCCACCAACCCCACCTATGTTTTTAAAATGGGCAACTGAGACAGTAAACTATTGGGCAGGAGTTACATGGACACCAATGCCACCCCCACCAGGATATGTATCACCAACGACTGGTGTTACCGTTCTAACAGGTGGAACTCCATCTCCATTAGATGTAGGGTTATGGGCCGCATTTAACAATCCACCAGCACCAACACCGATGGGTAATATTATATGTGGTAAATTGATATTAGCGTTCACAACACATCTACTAACTGTAAATGGATTATATAATGGATTAATCCCTGCACCACCTGCACCACCAATACCAGGCCCACCTTTTCCTTGGGTGGGTGTGTCATAAAACAAAAAAATTGATATTTATATAAAAGTATATTATTATGAAGGCAAAAGATTTAGCACAATTATTAGAAGTTATCGTAAGAAAGGTAGTTAGGGAAGAACTAAAACCTATCATTACGGAAGTTAGAAACGTATCTAAACCAATTATAAAAGAAACAAAGTCTAAACCTAAAAAGGTTAAAGACCCATTAGATATAAACATATCTGATATCTTAAAAGAAGAACGCACAACCACACCATCTAAACCAAAAACATTTGTAAAAAACCAGTTGTTAAATGAATTATTAAACGAAACTGCAAATGATGGTGAGTGGAGAAATATGGATGCTCAGTTTGGGTCTAACCAAGCACAAGGATTTGTGGGTGGGAACTCTAATACAATAGCCCCTACAGTAGATATAGATGGTAGACCCGTTGATACTAATAATGAAGAAGTTGCAAACGTTATGGGTGCAATGACAAAAGATTATTCAGCATTAATGAAAGCGATTGATAAGAAAAAGGGAAGATAACAAATGGCTAAACCACGAAAAGAATATTCGTATCAAACTTTAGATTTACAACCCGATGTCGCAGTCGGTATTACCTTACCATTCGGTAGTAATAAGGGATTGTTTACTTTAAGTTATACAACTGAAGAGCAATCCATATCCAACTTAAAAAACTTATTACTAACTAGAAAAGGAGAACGTCCATTTGTTCCTGAGTTTGGGTCTAGTGTATATTCTTTAATGTTTGAACAAATAGGAGCAGGTTTATCAGATAGTCTTAGGGAATCCATTACAGAGGATGTTAATTTCTGGCTACCATACATAGTTATTGATGACATTAATATTGAAGTAATAGAAGATAGAAACTATGTTCAAATTCAATTATCATATAGGGTAACAGAGGATGGTGTAAATCGACAAATTATTATGTATGTAGATAACGCAGGTTCAGCAACAATAGAATAGGTATATTATGGCAAAAAAAGTTAACAACGACTTAGTACAAAAGGATGTATCTTTAGTAGGTAGAGACTTCGGTGAATTTAGAAAAAATCTAATTGATTTTTCTAAAACATACTTTCCAAATACATATAATGATTTTAACGAATCTTCACCTGGCATGATGTTCATTGAGATGGCATCATATGTCGGTGACGTTCTATCATTTTATACAGACACTCAACTAAGAGAATCATTAATAACAACCGCAGAAGAAAATAGTAACTTATTTAATATCGCTGCAGCGTATGGGTATAAAGCCAAAAATTATGTACCTGCAACTGT